ATGGTAATATCATAGACTCGTCAAGTAGTTACTCAGACAGTAGGGATGAACCAAAAGGAGGTCCATCACTTGTAAGGAGTGCACCTGGTTACTTAGGCATTGGTGGTGCATCACATGAACCAGTAGCACCTGACACCTTATCAACATCAGGTGACACTAAGATAGATGCTATGAGAAATAGCATCACTAATATCACACAGGGTGCTAAGAATATGATGGCAAATGCCCCTATGGTTAGAGGTATCAAAGCAGCTGGTGGAGTCATATCTAAACTTCTAGGTAAAGTACAACCTGCATCAGAAGGTAGTCAATATAATAGTCAAGATATAAACACTCTAACGAACCAAGTCATGATGGAGAACGAGCAGATGTTCAACCAACAGACTGATATAGCACTCGGTGCAATGGGTGATTCGTCAGACGAAGGTACAAAGGCAATTATGGCAGCTATAGCAAAGATGGGTAACACTCCCATGGGTATTGGTGAGGAAGATCCACTACCTCCTGCACCTCTAAAACCTAGCAAGCATCTACTACATAGCATTAGTATTGTAGATGGAGGACAGACACCCCACGACATAGTATGAAGAACGAAAGTAATTTTGAACTACTAGACCTAAAGATAGGTATGTCAATGTATGATCCAGAACTGGATCAGCAGGGTATGATAGTGCAACCATTTACCAGTAATAACTTGTTAGAGTTACATTATATCGAGGACATCACTAAGTCAAATGTATTGGTAATACTTAAACTGAATGACTCATCGTCATCAGTTCTATCAAACATACAAGGTATGGAACCTATCGACATCAGCTGGACTGACACCTATGATAATGTGATCACATATAGTATGATCATATATGATGTCAAGGACAGGATGGTTATAGATGGTAAGAAATCACAGGCAACTCTCTATTGCGTTTCAGTTGATGCAGTAAAGAATTCTGCTAAAAAAATTTCCCGTAGATTTGGTAAGGGAGGAGGTAAGTTCACTCATGAGTTAGTAACAGAGTTGATGAAGACAGAGATAAAGACAGACAAGACAGTTGACGTTGATGAGAGTGCTACTAAACTATCCTTCGTGAGTCCATACTGGGATCCATATACTATTATCTCATGGTTAGCATGGAGATCTATATTACAGGATGGTAGTGGTAAGAAGAGTGCGGGGTACTTATTCTATGAAGACAGAAGAGGATATCATTTCAAAGCAATGGATGGTTTGGTAGAGCAACCAAAGGCTAAGGATATAAAGGTAAATTTCTCAGCAGATGAGTTAGATGAAGAAACTATTGCTGTAGATGGATTCACTGTAACAGGTGCGTCGGACATATTCCGTGGTCTCAACCTCGGTAGTTATGCTAGTACCACATTTACACTGGACATGAAGGACTTCAAGTATGAAGAGGTTCCCTTCTTTATTAATGACTTCTATTCTTCAATGAAGAAACTAAACCCAACAGCAGAACTACCAGAGTTCTTCAGAAGATTTGGTGGTACTGAACTGGGCGGTGCACCGACTAGAATTATGTCAAAGGTCATGGACACAGCTATGTACACAGAAGGTACATACACACAAGACCTTACCAGACAGCTCAGTCAGTCCATGATTAGGAACCAGTTGTTTTTCAGTCAGTCAGCTACCTTCCAGTATGAAGGTAAGATGGACTTATACATCGGAGATGTAGTTATGGTAACTAAATATGATGCTAAGTCTGGTGAAATAAACGTTGAGGATAGTGGTCGATACATAATAGGTAAGATATATCGTCAATTCTTGACAGAGAGAGACACCATGTCTACTCAGGTCACACTGTACAGAGATAGTGTAGGATGAATTTAGAAAGTGCAGCACATGCCATCGGTAAAGATGGGTTCAACTGGTGGATAGGACAAGTCGAGAACGACGGGTCAGATCCAGAGAACAATGGTGAGGAGTCACTAGATTACGATTATACAGGTAAGGTTAAGGTTAGAATTGTAGGGTATCATAACCCAGACAAAGAGGTACTACCAACCAGAGATTTACCTTGGGCATCTTGTATCATGCCAGCTGTCTATGCCATGAAGAGTGGCATGGGTTCTATCCAACAGTTACAGGTTAGCTCATGGGTAGTTGGATTCTTTATGGATGGATCCTCAGCTCAGATACCTATCATCATGGGTAGTATCAGTGACCAGAACCCAAATGACATATACACTAAACTACCAGAAGAGAGTAGTAAAGCATATCAACAGATACATGCACCAGACTATGATCCAGACAAACATGGTACAGGTGGTGGTATAGTTGGTGGTACAGCTGACACAACATCAACTGATTCCAGTACAGGTAACACAAGCGGTCCTGTACAACAAGAAACTACTGAGGAAGATACAGTCTCAACAGTCAACCCACGTGGTGATGCACAGCAACAGACTGAGGCAATGAAGAAGGCTGATGAGAGAAAGAAATATACTATACATGTAGGTAATGGTAAGTGTGGTACACCCGCAGATGTGAAGATCAAGGGTGCTACTGCTGAGTTCCTAAAGTTTGCTAGAGGTATAGAGAAGAATGATATAGGTGAGTTTATAAACAAACAGACTGGTAAGATAGAAGACTTAGCTGGAGAAATAGAAGCTATCCAAGATAGGATGCAGGGATTCATGGGTGGTGTGCTTGCTAACGTGAAGGGTACAGTATTAAAAGAGACACAGAAGCACATACAGGAGGTCATTAACGACATCAAGATTCCTGATCCAGATTTGTTAGATCCAGCTGTGAAACAACTCAAGAATATTGGAGATCTTGTTAACTGTCTCTTCAAACAAATCTTCAATGAACTGGCTGATGTCATCGGTGGACTACTGAATGATCTTATTGGACAAGCACTCGACGCTGCATTGTGCTTCGCAAAAGATCTATTCTCTGAGCTGTTCGGTGGATTGATGGACAAGTTAATGAAGGGCATTGACACTGCACTGGGCATCCTTGATGGTGCATTGAGTGCTATTAAGAACAACGCTGCTCTTATTCAACAGATCTCAAATAAAATTTTGGACTTAGTTGACATGGTATGTGAAGGAGATCTATCTTGTGCTCTTGGACTATCAACATTTGAGACAGGATCAGGTCCTAAAGAGAGTGAAGGAGATAAGCAAAAGAAACAGATGAGTCAGTATAGTGACGCAGCTAAGAGTGCCTTGAAAGATGGTAAGACTCAGTTAATTGGTACAGCTATACCTAACTCACGTGGTTGGGTTCCTGTTACAACACTGGTCGGTGGTAAGTTTGTTAAGAAAGCATTCAACACCAAGAACGGTGAGTTCGCAGAAGTTGGAGCAGCTGGAACTGGTGTAACTGACAAGACATTTGAGAAGGGCAAGAGTTTAGTAGAGAAATTTGACAGTGTGTATCCTATACGTGCTTCAGATGGTACGATCAACTTTGAAACTCTAAACTGTAGTCCAGAAAACACACGTAAGAAACCTTGCTTCCCAGAATTAATTTTTGACAATGCACAGTCCACAACCCTGATCAGAGCATTGCCTATCATTGATGACATAGGTGCTATGGTTGGTATATTAATGAGAAACAAAGGATCCAATATCAATACAACTGCTAAAGTCAGAGCAATGTTCTCATGTAATGAACCAGAGGGTACAGGTGCTGATCTGACTCCTATCATCAAGAACGGGCAGATAGAAAAGATACGGGTAAACAAACCAGGCGTAGGATATGGATTAGATCCAGACAATACATACTGCCCAAGAGAGCAGAAGTTCTTCCTCATAGACAACCTAGATTTACAAGACTATGCTGAAACAGGTGACATTCTTTTCTATCAGGAAGAGGATGGAGATCCAAACGAAGGAGTGTTACAGGTAATAGATTACAATTATAATAATACTGGTTATGTTGCTCTAGCAACACTAGAGAAGACTGCCTACGTTCCACCAGGTTTAAAGATACAGACAGCTGGTGGCACATATAAATTTACACTCAACCCACAGACAGAGTTCTATGACCTCGCTATTCCTGCTAATGCTACAGCATTGTACGCTAACTGTGATGACATCATACCAGTTCTTGATACTATCGACATCACTAACGTTGGTAAAGGGTACAAGAAACCTAAGATATATGTCGGACCTAATGAGATAGGAGATATATCTACAGATACACAGGGTAGATTACTAACACCAACTATCACAACCAAAACAATAGGATTTGTTAGACCACGGATCGTTGATCCAGAAGGATATGGTGCTGATATAGTTCCTACATATCAGTACGTAGGACCTACTAAGTTCAATGAGGTATTTGAATCTCAGACTTACATTGATTGTGTAGGACATCCACCTAACACACCAGTAGCACAAGAGGTAGCACAGGTATCAGGTGTGTCAGACCCATCAGGGGGTACAACTAGCATAGCAAGTGGTATTACAGAGACACCAGATACACCTGTCACAGTGGATCCACCTACAGATAATACAACACCACCACAACAGAGCAACCCACCTAGTAGCGGTGGTGGAGGAGGATACTAATGGCCAGACAGGATACATCACAGACAGAGTTGTTCGATGGTAATGAGGAGA